CAGGTTCTACTTTACTTTAGTGTTTGGCTTCGGGTTCGGGTTCGTGTTCGGGTTCGGGTTCGGGTTCGGGTTCGGGTTCGGGTTCGGGTTCGGGTTCTGAATCTGAATCTGAATCTGGCTCTGGCTCTGGCCCTAATTTTAAAAATTTTTCTAATCTTTCTAATTTACTGAAATTTTGTGATCTAAGACATCCTCTTCCACATTTTTCTTTATATCCCATGGTTTCAACGAAGTGTTTAATTAATTTACTTAAATCACGTGCTATAGAACATTGTAATTTAAAAGGATCACCTGAACTATATTTAACACAATAATTTAAACTGTATTTTTCTTTAATTGCATTAATTCTTTTGATAATGTTTTTTGTGTGCATTTATAATATATATATATATTTTTTTTTTATTAAATTTAAAAATAAAATTAATTTTAATAAATTTTGTATTTTTTTGTATCATTTGGTAATAATTTATATTTTTCTCTTATATAATCCTGTTTCCACCATTCAATCTTGTCGCTTAAATATTTATCTACTATGTATTTTTTTTTCCACCATTTTCTTAAAGGACCCCTTTTTGTAAATGTATAATGCATTTTGTTCTTATTATTTAAATAATCTTCTAAATCATGGAATAATACTTTTCCAAATTTTTGCTTTTTTATAATTTTGTTTTTTTTTATTTTAAAACCATCTATTGATGGTGGTTTAAAAATTTTTAAAATAACAAAATCAGTTTCTTCACAATATTTTTCTAAAATTGGTAAACACGGTTTACTCATTATATATATTAATAATATTATTTACGAGATTTCCGATTTTTTACATTTTTATTATATATAATATTTTAGATATTTTGGTATATTCTTTGGTGTTATTTATAATATATTTATAATATATTTATAATATATTTATAATATATTTATCAACAAAAGAAGAAAAAGATTACTTACTAATCAGTTATGATGCATTTGGATTATCATTAAATTGTTTAATAATTGGAATGAAATTCTATTATTAACGAACTAGATTAAAAAATGTTTCTAACGATTCTAATAAAACGAATGAAATAGAGATTACTATTTAAAAATACTTTTAAAGTAATTTATATGTACACCGAAATATTAAATATACTAATTGGATTCCATACTTGTTCACACATATCATTCGCTTTAACAAATAATTATCCAATATATTATAAAACTATATATTATCCAATATTTGCATCAACTGATGTTCTTGTTCATTACTATCTAATGAAAGACGAACAATCTTATATAAGTGGTTTGTGGCTAGTCTGGCATTTAATAAAATCTATAAAATATTTTAAGAATTTACGATCATTAACTTATATAAATTGGTTTGAAGCGGCAACATATTTCTATGAATTTTCAGGAAAATTACCTAATAGTTTAATAGGTATGGTGTTATATATACCTTTCAGAATATATGGTTTAACGTGGTAATATTTTCAAAAAATATGATACTTAAATGTATTTATTCATTATTTTTAGTAGAGTTTGGTATATTTACTTTTTCTCTACTCACATAAGATGGGAAATAAATGTACTTGTGATGACGCTAATGGCGCTAATGGCGCTAATGATAAAATTAATGATACCAGTCCTACTGTAAACTCATGGAATATTTCTAAGTACGCCAATCCTCAAGATGTACAGCAACACATAGATAGTATAGCAACAATAAATTATATTAGTGAATTGATATCTGGCGAATTAGTAACGCCTAAACAAAAAGAAAAAAGAGAAGAAAGAAGAAAAGAAAGAGAAAAAAGAGAAGAAAAAAGAGAAGAAAGAAGAAGAAAAAGAAAACTTATTAAAAAATGCAAGGAATTGATCCATAAAAAAAATTTTTTAAAGGGTTGTGGATTCGGTTCAAAAAAGAGGTAGATCATGAAGTAAAAATGGCTAAGTTCGTGGAGAGGTTAACTAAACCTAAACGACAAGTGAAGAAGTCAATTCTACATGAACTACCACTTGTACTACCAGTTGTACCACTGGGACCGGTGGGTGGTGGCAGGTGCATATAAAATGTACATGTCCTTGCTCTGGAGTATTAAATAAAAACACTTATAAAAAATGATTTCAAAATTACTATACTTTCTTTTAATTTATTGTATAAATACAAAATATTATGAAAAATATAGTTATACCAATTACATTAGACGATCTAGTAGATGATAAGTTAAAATATATTGTAAGAAAGATTACTGGTGAGAAATATCCATCTGCGGAATACATATACGATTTTAAACAAAAATTCTTTGAAAAGCACAGTTCACATATTTTATGTTGTATCTCAGCAGATTTTTCTGTTAATCAACATAATGTTACAAAAATGATGGATGTAAAAAATATAGTCACAGATAATTCTGAAAATGAAAATAGTGTGTGCAATACACCTAAAAAAAATGTTAAATATGAGTTAAAGGTGCCGCCTGCACCTCATAAGAAACTCCAAAATAGTAATGTTGTTGAAGAATCGATTCAACAAGATGAAAAAGACAATAAACCTTTTAAGGATTGTTTTCTAGAAAAATATGGTAAAGGTTTCTTGCTTTTACCAATGTTGGATAATGATGATTGGGGTACAAAATACTATGATAATGGCGCAGGTAACACAGGATGGTGGATGGCTAAGAATAAAGGTTGGTTCTTTAAAAAGGAGTTTATCCAACCATTAATTGACGGTGGTGCAGAAATTTGTTATTAAATTAATGCAAAATTATAATATCTTGTCTAATAGTATATGGACTTAGAATCAGTTGTTGATTTAAATCAAGGAATATTTTTGATATTTTTAGTCTTAGCAGGAACATATATTAAAGAATTATTATCATGTAGTGTAAGAGAATTAATTGATAATAATATAATGGCAAAACAATTTATTGTATTTTTAATAATATTCTTCGCAACGACATACACAAATAAAGATAATATAAACCCAACCTTTTTATTTGCTAAAGCTGTTGGGGTATACTTATTTTATCTAGTATTTATGAAACAAATACCATTCACATTTTACTTAATACTAAATGGAATACTTATTTTGTATGTTTCTAATATTTATAAAAAGTTTGAGGATAAGAGAAACAATAAGAAAAACAAGAAATTCTTAGAAAATATGCAAAAAATATGTGTTTATTTCGTTGTTGTTGTGACAGTTATTGGTTTCTTTTTATATTTGGAAAAACAATATGTTGACCATGGGGAAAGTTTCAGTTTTAATAAATTTTTATTTGGTGCATTAAAATGTGATTACGTTATTACAGAATAAAAAAATGAAGTTAATATTTACTAAAATTTATAAATTTTTAAAAATTAATTAACAATGAATATTTTTGGTTCACTAATTATCTTCTATCTTATTTTTGGGACAGTTGAACAAAGAAATGCTGTATGTAATGGGATATGTGCCCTTCTCGCAATTTTTGTAGGAATATTTGTAGCAATATTTTTCATTGCGTCAGTTGGGGTGGTTGCTACATCAGCGATTGATGTGATACACGGATTTTTTAAATAAAAAAAAAATGAACAATTTTTATCAAATACTTATTTGCTTAATTTATTATAATATTAATCTTGAAAAATAGGAAAATGTGTTCCCTTTTACGAAAAATTATTATTATTGTTGGTGTATATAATCTTTTATTATATATATTAAACATATTTCCTGTAAAAAAATCAGATAAATTAATTAAATCAACATATTGTGGAGGAAAATACTATATTCACGAAGATCATGATGTAGTTTGTTCTAGTAATTTTAATGATAATATCATATTAATTCATGATAAATTAAGTGTTGTTTGTGGGGAGTATGTTATGACAAAGAATGGTGCATATAAATTAAATGATAAAAATAATACAATTATTATTGAAAAAGCATCGAGTGGTACAAATATCGTTGAAATAATTAATGGACATAAGTCTAAATATACAATAAATCAAGATTTGAATATAATAGATAATAGTTTTCGAATGTCAATTAAAAAAAACAAGATATTTTATTATGCATGTTCAGATCATTGTGTAAATGAACATTTTTGTAAAACAAATGTATATTATATTGAATAGTGTTAAAAACAATTTTATAAAAATGAAAATATTATTTATTTAATAATACATTTAATAATACATTTAAACACACACTATTGAGAAGATAAAGAATGGATATTCAACAGGTGATTGTTACTCTTTTACTATGGGGACTTTTTTTTGGAAATGAAGAACAAAGAAATGGTACCTTGTTATTTATTAACAGTGCCATTTTACTATTTGTATCAGGAGTATTATTTCAAATAATATTAATATTTGTAGAACCGGATTACATATATGGTATATGTTTCATGGCTATATTTATATATTTGATATGGTTTTAAAAAATGATACATAATATTACAAGTTAATTATAAGTTAATTATAAGTTAATAAAATCTTTCAAAAATAATGGAGGGTATATGTTTGGAAATTTTAATATCATATTGTATATTATTTAAACCCGATGTAATATTGGTAATAATCATTGGGGGATATGTTGGGAGTAAAATAACCCGGCAAGAGCGTATATTGCAAGAGCGTATATTCTGTCTATTTATTCAATTCGTGACATTGAATATAATAGTCAATTTTATTAGTCCACGTGTGGTTGAATATCTAAAAAATAAAAACTAACATTTTAAATAATTATAAAACATGCACAAATAAGCCTAAAAAACAGCGTATATATGTATCTAGTTAAGCAATATTTTGTTTATTCAAGGTGTATTAATCCTTAATCATATTTAAAAATGATTTAAATATTTTATATAAAATATTTTATATAAAATATGTGATATATCATATAAAAATAAGAATGTCTGAACAGAATATTACACATGATAGTAAAACATTCAACAAAAATATAGATTGGTCTAACCAAAAAGAACCAGATAGGGCCATTGCATATGAGTTAGATTTCGAAGAAATAGTTAGGTATTCAGATTGGGGAGAAGAAGAATATCATTATTCTTGTCCTAATTCTTGTTCTTTAAATGACGAGATACATAATAAAGTAGCTATGTGGTTGCAATATCAGGGTGCAAATCATGGGGATTTGGTATTATCTCCTTCTGAACGGTGGGATAATGTTGATGATATTAGTAATGTATATCGTATTTATACAGTAAAACAAGGGGTCCCTACGGTAGAACTGATTGGTTCTGATATTGCTAGTTATTTAAACGAAGATGGATGGGCTGAGGAGGAACCTATAATAGGTTTTAGTAGTCCGAATATAAAATATAGTTTGGGTCCAAAATATCCAGTAGGATATTGGGCAGATGTTCTAGATACACAAGGTTTGTGTGGGGGTGGAGGAGATGGTGATTTTTTACGATTAGAACCGGTTGCTGCTAAAAATCTCTATATTGATTTAGAAAATCCGGTAGATGTAACTATTGATGATTTAACCTATAAAGATGGATTTTCAACATTAAATCTTGAATGGGGTGGCTTGCAATTTCCTGGTGAACCAATAGATGTAGTAAGACAATTAATCTTGTATCACAAATACGAAAATTATCTTAGAGAAAAACCTAAGACTGCGACTGATACTGCAAGTGTAATTATCAGACATATAAGAGAGAAAGCTGGATTAGAAAAACCGGAGACTTTAATAAATTATGGGTTAAACAATTTAATTGACACAGAGGGAAGGATTCTATTTACATATAAGGGTAAGACAAGACTTGGGCAACCTATTGCCAGAGTTTTAAGACTAAGTGATCTAGGATATCACAATACAAATAGACTAAGTGTGTGGGATGAAGTGGTTACGATAGATAATGCAATTGAATCATTAAAGTATCAACTTGTAGAGCTTGATAGTAGATGGACAATAGATAAATTAGAAGATATATCTTATATGGAGTTATATATAATGGTAACTGAACATCCAACAAATGTTTCCAAAAGACTAGATGAATTCGGCTTTGAGTATTGACACCAATCCAGTTGAATCTTCACCATATTTAATCCTATGGTACATGGAAAGACAAATTGCGCAGAATTATAATGTTAATGTACATACATTTTTATTTTATAAAAAATGATACCTAATATATATCTATATTTAGATATGATAATAGATACCAAAACATAAGATGGAGCTTCCAAAAGATGAGGGGAACCTTAAAACATTGGTGGAATTACTCCGACGTAGACTCAAAAGTCAGAATAGTTGGGCCAATCTGGCCGATCAGGAAGATGATGTCGAACTGGAACAGGAGAATGCCGTCCTGAAAGAGGAGAATGCCGATCTGAAAGAGCAAGTTACCACCCTTGCACAATTGGTAAAATCACTCACAACTAAACTAAGAGATTCCAACACTCTTAATAAAAAGATTATGGAACAGATTCCAAGAAGTCGTGTAGATACGGCCGATGAAACCATTATGAAAAAACCGATTGACGAACAGGAGGCAATTATTACCGACCAGGCCGCAATAATTACCGACAAGAATGCGGATGTTGCAGACCCGAATGTTGTCAAGAAGAAGACGTATGCTGATGCTACTGCAAGCACTTTCACTATATTGAAAAAACCTGCTGCTGCTGCAAGCACTTTCACTATATTGAAAAAACCTGCTTCTGCTAAAAAGTCTATTGATGACACCAGAAATAATGTCACAGGTTCAGGGTCTCTTCTAACCTACATTCGGAAACAACCCTCGAATAAAAGGGTAACGCTGAAAGGTTTGATAAATCCAACCTATTGGAAGGATACAAAAAAAGCTGCCAAGGTCAAGACTTGGATTAAAGAACTTTCCAGAGAAGGAAAGATCTTCATTAACAAGGGAGGGCAGATTACTATTTGTGGATAGGAGTGAGTTACTTTTCCATTTATAACAAATTAATACTTATAGAATATAATTTAAATATAAATATTATGAGTCAAAATTCATCAATATGTATATATTCTAGTCAACTTGCAACCATTATTGGTAAGAATCCATATAATAAAATTACTGATATTATAGTTGAAATGTGGCAAAGATATTATCCACTTGATTTCAATAATACAATTAAAGAAATAGAAAAGAAAAAGAATGTAAAATTTGAAAAAGAGGAAACAGATTTACAAAAAATTAAAAGGATAGCAAAGGAAAATAATATTGATATCAAACAAGATCTAAAAAATTGTCTAAAAACAGAAACAGTTAATAAATTGTTAACTGAAAGGAAAGATTTGGTTAAAAAGATTGGCAAAAATAAGGAAGAATTTAAGAAAGCATTAACAAATCTATCAAATACTAATTTTGGAACAAAACATGAAAGTAGTGCTATGAATATTTATTGTCAACAAACATCAAATAAAGTAAATACACCAAATACATTTTTTAGAAAGAAAATTGCTGAACATAATGATACAAATTGGTATATTGGTGGGAAAATTGATGGTATTACCGAAGACAATACTCTTGTAGAGATTAAAAATAGAATATATAGATTATTTTTTAGACTAAGAGAATATGAGAAAATTCAATTGTATTCCTATATGTTTCTATGTGATACTAAAAAAGGACATTTGGTTGAGTGTAGTAAAAAAGATACTTCTAAAATAAATATTATAGAAGAGGAATTTGATGATGAATATTGGCAAAGTATAAAAAAACCATTGAGAAATTTTATAAGATTATTCCACCATTTTTTAGAAGATGTTAATCTAAAAACAATGGTATTATTTGAAGATATTGAAAAGGTTGAACCAATGTTTATGAGGATTGTATCAGGATCAGAATAATTATCATATATTCTTCATTATTGTTTGGTCATTTTGTATTAGTTTGACATTATCTGCATTATATATTTTCAGTACTAATCTACATTTATAATTATCTAAATAATTGATTGTGTGATATATTTTAAATTTAGTAGGTATTAATGATTTAAAATATTTATTTAATAATTCACTAATAGTTTCAATTCTATTACTGAGTTTTCGTTGTTCGTTAATTAGCCAATATAATCTATAATTTTTGAATATTTTATTAATATTATATTCTAATAGATTAACTTCACTACTATTATCACTTATATTATACAAAAAATTAATATCTGTTTTTTCTTTTATATATTCAAATATTTCATTATTCGCCTCTTGTAGACGTAGATATTTTAATTCTTTTTTTAAATTTTTAATATAATTTTTATGATTTACTGAATGATAATAGTTCATAACTGAAGTTTGAACCATTCCTGTCCAATTATCCCAAGACATTTAATTATAATAATATATAAATATTACTTTATATACTTATATTTCATTTGTATTATATCCAACATATCCTGGTAGGCGTTTAATCCACCTGGGAATTAATCTGTTATGACAATACAAGTTAGAAATATCACGTGAGTGACCTCTAATTGCAATACTCATTGCCAAAATAGTAGCAATCATGGTTGAATCTGTTGTAACCATTACATAATGTGCATTTGTATTTTCTGAAAAGATATCGCGAAAATTATTGGTCATACACTGGTCGACAACTTCACGACTTGGTTCAATATCAGACATTGGAATGCCAACCGCAAGTGCTCTATTCACATATGACCTTGGAATTCTTCTTGGTACATTTGTAATATCTATACCAATCGAATTTTTTTCACACTGTCTAATTAGATACTCGTGTTGAACTTCAAGTGAATTATCTTCCATACACTGTTTGAATAGTTTTACAGACAAATCGGAACAACCGTATTTCTCTGAAAACCTCTTAATAAGTGTAATTGCAGTATCCTTATTCTTAGGAAATTGATCCCCATCAATAAGAAATACAATATCAGGATCATTTTTTGATTCAGAATTATTTTCAGGATCAGACTTTCCACAAGTATCATCACTGGTATCATCTGAATTTGATGATTCAATATATTGTCTCATTGAACCATTAATTTCCTCAATAAATTTTTCTGTCTGAGATGGGAAAAGTCCAAGTTCTGATCTAACGGTATTCGGATTTTCTTTGCTCTTTCTAATCTTAAAAGTAGACTTCATCGATTTTGCAGTATTTAGCTTTCTAAATAGCATACTGAGTAGAGAGCCAACAGTATCATAATCAGACTTTGCTCTACTTTTCCTAATAGAAATAAGTAAATCATTAATGTCTTCGCCAATATCTGAAAAACTCTTTTTGTTATCAATAATATTCCTGGAATGAAGATTAGTTTCACTACTCCTTCTTCTTTTGATATTAATTTGAATAGATCTTGGTAGAATTCCGTTCTCTCTCTTTCTTTTAACAGATTGTCTCCTTTGAGGTACAACTGGTCTTTGACTGTATCTAACAGTATTATGTTTCTGTCCGCGATATTCTATATATCTTGGTGGACGAATTTGAACAGGTTTGCGTCTCAGATCTCGATCTTGATTATCATATCTACTAATACGCATACTCTTTTGTGTGCAAATTCTACACAGAAGGTTATTTCTTTCATTATCATGAAGGAAATAACAATCTTTACGATAGCACTTATTTTTGTGCTTACACGGCACTGTCTTCCATTTGATATCACACACATACGCGCATTTTTTACACCGACGGTCAGCCATATTTCCTTAATTATAGTAAATACCTAAAACACTTTTATAATTATATATTCAATTTTTATAATTTTTGAAAAATTAATAACCATAGTGTAACCTGATGCTATCTATATTAACTATAAACCAATCAATTATCCATAGATCTTTAATAGATATATAAACCATTGAATAATTTGTTTTATATATTAGTCCCTTTCTTTGATTAATGATTTTATCAATTATTTCTTTTAGTTGAAATATAATATGATTTAGTATAATACGAAATCTAATAACTTTTTCTTTTGTTGAACAATTATATGAATCGTTTATATTTATCTTAATGAAATCAATCAATATTTTTTGAATCATATTATTTATATATCGATCATTTCTATCTGTGCTACTTGATTTTATTATTTTTTTTAATTCAATTATATCTGAAATATTAATGAAATTAATTAATATATTGTCTGCCGACATTTTTGCCGACATTTGTGCCGCCATTTGTGCTGCCATTTTTGCCGACATTTTTGCCGACATTTGTGCCGACATTTGTGCCGACATTTGTGCAAATCTACCTAATTATTATTATTATTTGTCAATTTTTATATAATTTTAATCATATAAAAATTGCAATAGCTTCGCTTGTTGTCATCACTTGTGCAATAGCTTCGCTTGTTGTCATCACTTTTTATTATTTAATTTTAAACAGTGCACACAAATAAAATTATTATAATGTTTTTTAGTTGTTTCTATTTTACATATTTTGCATACCCCCCACCATTTTAAATGTTCATAATAGTATGATTTTGAGAAAGTTCTTCTACAATATCTAATTCTATCATTATAATGCCAAAAATATGTTGGTAATATATCTGTATTAGTGTGAACATATAAGTCTCTTTTAAACTTTTTTAACATTTCATACTATAAACCATTTATAAATATTTATAAAACAAACGAATTTTAGTTTACAAACTTAATAAATATTTATTCATATCTTCACATGTATACATATTAAAATCTTCAATTTTATCACTCTTATGTTTATCAAGAACTGTTCCAATATAAGACAATTCATAGTAATATTTAATGTTATTTAATGGATTCTGTTCAATCCTATCTAATTCTTCCATGGTTAATGGACGAATATCTATTGTCATTCTATATATTTTCAATTCAGCCAATTTTTTGTAAAAAAATTGGTAGTCGTCAGACATCATATCTCTTGTTAGATGATTGGTAATAGTTCTAATTTCTTCTAGGTGTTTTTCAATAGAATTAATCATATCATTCACCAGTAGTATCAATTGTTGGCGAATTATATAAGTAGTCATAATTAAACTAGTTTAATAATTATTAATTATATATATTAGTATTGAAGTATATTTTGTCAATTTTTATTTTATAAAAATAGCAATAGCTTTGCTTGTTGTCACTTGTGCGTAAAACTTCGTTTTATGTCAATTTTAAAATAGATCAATATCATTAAATTCTGTATAAAATGGAATATCAGAAAATTCATTTGTTAATTTTAATTGATATATTTCTTGTTTCAAACGAATATTTTCTTCGGTCAACTCTTTAATTCTTTTATTGCAAGAATTGAAATTAGAATCTTTATCTGCTTTTCTTTTTCTCTTTTTATATTTTATTATTTCATGTGGATTTAATCGAATTTTAGCTGGTATTTTGCGTTTAGACAATACTTCTATCCATGCAGATTTCTTATTTAATGATCTATTTATTAAAGAAAATACCTCGACACACCACTTAGCACCGTTAATATTTTTAGACACCTTTTTAAACTTTATTTGAACTTTTGATGAATTCCTTGTTATATTAAATAATTTATTATTATTAGATAACACTGTTTCGACATCTTCGCACAACTGGATAATTCTAAAATCTTCCTTTTTATTTAAAGTAAATTTAATACATTTAGGCTTACCACCCTCGTCTTTGTAATATTTAACCTCTTCTTCATCGATTACATTGACAGGTTTTGAATTACGACCAGGTATTATTTGTATCAATAATTGTTTACTGGTAGACATGTTTGTAGTTTTTAATAACTTATATAATCTATATCATGTATTACTATATTTTGTCAATTTTTATTAAAAATTGCAAAGGAAAACATGGCCAAAAATAGCAAAAACAAAAGGTTGCATGAAAGTTCCCCCAAAAATAAATGATTTAAGATATTTAAAATATGGAATTAATTAAAAATTAATATAATTAATTAAAAAAATAAAAAATTATTTGTGAATCAACTTTTTTTACGTTTTGGGGAACTTTGGGGAAGTTTTAAGGCCATTTGCAGACATTTCTCGTGGAAAGATAAAAATATTTATTTTACAAATAATATCTTTTAGTTAATTGGTAAAAAAATAAAATAAATTATTTTATTTTTCCAGATAAAAAAGCGTTTCAAAAATAAAAACGTCTACATGAAACTTCCCCCGAAGTTCCCCTAAACATGATTCACAAATTTTTCACACCAGTTAAAATACGTTTTTTTATTGAAAACCATGATATATTAAAGGTTAATAATAATGAATTATAAAAAAAAATGTATTACCAGTTAAAATATTTTTTTTTTCATTTTAAAAACTCTCAGTTCTTTTTTTTGAAATTAATATATATATTATCTATAAATCATCAAGAGTTTTAATAAAAAAAACAAATATATTTTCCCAGTATTGTGAATCAACTTTAGGAAAGTTTTCTGGCTTTTTTTTGTTCAAATTTGTAAAATGACCCAATTCACAAATTTTCGGCACCAGATAAAACTGACTTTTTTAAAGTATTTAACAATAAAAACATCAAAAAAAAGTAAAAAATAAAAAAAAAATTAATACCAGTTAAATCGAAATTTGTGAATGACCTCATTCACAAACGTAAAAAAAGTGTTCAGAAAAATGGTTAAAAAGTTCCCCCAAAGTTCCCCTGTTTGTAGACATTTCTCGTGGAAAGATAAAAAAAAAAAATTTGATTTTTTCATTGATTGGTTATAAGATTAAAATATAATTTTAAATTATTTTATTTTTCCAGATAAAAAAGCGTTTCAAAAATAAAAACGTCTACATGAAACTTCCCCCGAAGTTCCCCCAGACATGTTTCACAAATTTTTTACACCAGTTAAAAAATAAAATAATAATAAATATTATCAATTTTTCATTGATAAAAAAAAAAAAAAAAGCTAAAATATTTCCACCAGTTAAAAACAGAGTTGAATCACAAATTATAGCCCTTTATATTAATCAAATAATTTGTGATTCAACTCAAGTTTATTTTTTTTTTAAAAAAAGTTATCAGTTAAATATATTATTTTGTATGTTACTAACAGATAAAACTATCAATAAGATTATGTTTTTTTAGTATTTTTTTTTACCAGATAAAAAAATAAAAAAATTACAAAATTTTATTTTATTAAAATGTTTTCTACCTTTTTTAAAAAAGAGAGAGAATCGTTTCAAAAAAAAGTTTTAAAAAAATGAATTTCTCCCCCCCCCGAAAAATAAAGAGGGACTTTCGTCCGATTTCCGTCCGATTTCCGTCCGTTTTTTGGACGAAATTTAAATACCATAAAAATAAAATACACTCAATTAAAAATAAAATTGTGATCTAGTTCAATAAAGGTATATAAACACACACACAAGATTTATTTTCGTCCGTTTTTTTGAGAAATCTATTACTGACCAGTAATATGAAAATAACCAATTGGACGAAGACTATTATACTAAGCCAGTTTCACCGTCCAAAAAACGGACGAAAACCCTCAGAAACCCTCACATTTTACTCACAAACTCCCTCACAACTTTTCAAAAAAAAAATCTTACAGAAATTTACAAGAAAAAATGGCAAAAAATGGCAAAAAATGGCAAAAAATGGCAAAAAAATATACAAAAAATGGATGAAATCGTGAAAAATAAACGGTTTTTTTGGACATCGGAAAAAATAAATGAATTAATTAATTTACTTAGAAAATAATTAATTTATACTCATTTCGTCCATTTTTGTCCAAAATATATATTTGTGAGTAAAATAGAGAGGGTTGTGAATATTTAAAAAAATAAAACCATACATGATAATATAATAATAATTTAGGACAAACAAATATAAATTATGGTAATAATTATTACTATAATTCGTCCATTTTATGTCCATTTTTTTACTACACCATAAATGATTACACCATAATAAAAATGGACAAAAAAACAATATTTATGGTAATAAAAATGATATATTAATTACCTCTCATATTCCTCACATTTTACTCACTTAATTATGTGCATAATTATTTATAATTTCAAAATCACCCATTTCAAAATGATCATTTATTTCAGTTTTTTCATTAAAGTAACGTTTTATTAAATTACAAGAAGCCATATGCGTTACTAATAATACAGTTTTATTAGTATTTTTATATAAATCCATTAAATAATTTATAAAATTAAATATCCTATCTCTAATTTGATAAAAATTTTCATTACATTCAATTTCATCTAATTTTATATAGGATTTATAATCTTTATTAATTATTTTATGTAAATGATTATGAGAAATTTCAAAATCTTTTATAGTACCTTTATAATTTTCGGGGGTAAAAGATTTATTATGAGTACATTCATATATACCATTATCAATATTTACTTTTTTATTCATTTTAATACAATATGGATATATTGTTTGTACGGTTCTTAAAAAAGGCGAACAATATATTTCATCTATTTCTATTAATGCTAGCTTTTCTTCTAATTTTTTTACTTGTTCAAGACCTTCTGATGTTAATGATGTCATAAAAGTAGGTACTGGTCCTCTAATACCATGTCTCAAAATTATTAATCTCATATATACATATTTAAAATAATATTATATTTAAATATATATATGTCAAAGAAAAAGGAATCAGTTTTCATATTTAGAAGAGACTTTAGAAAAGAAGATAATACTGGATTAATAAAGTGTTGTAAAAATAGCGACAAAATATACCCAATCTTTATATTTACACCTGAGCAAATAAAAAAGAATATATATAAATCAAGTAATGCAATTCAATTTATGATTGAATCATTAAAAGAATTAAAAGATTCATTAGGTGAATTAAATATATTTTATGGTGATTACAAAAAAGTAATTGAAAACCTAATTAAGAATAACAAAATAAAATCGATATACACAAATACAGATTATACACCATATGCTATAAAAAGGGATGAAGATATACAAAAGATATGTGATAAACATAATATAGATTTTGAATTATTAGATGATATATGCTTATTAAAACCGGGAACTGTATTAAATGGATCTGGTAATGCTTATCAAAAGTTCACACCATTTTATAAAAAATGTATTACAAATAAACCAAATAAAATAGATAAATATAATGTAAAGTTAAGTAAAATATCCAAAATAGATTCAAAATATAAGATAACTTGGTACAAATTACATAATTATTATACACATAATAATGAATTAAATATAAATGGTGGTAGACATGATGCATTAAAAGCATTAGATAAGATAAAAAAAGATGATTATGATGAATATGCTAAATATAGGAATATGTTACTATATCAAACAACACAATTATCGGGATATCTTAAATTTGGGTGCATATCAATTAGGGAAGTATATGAATTATTGTTAAAAAAGTATGATATAAATGATCCAATTATAAGACAATTGTATTGGAGGGACTTTTATTATCAAGTTGGTTATCATTTCCCAAGAGTATTTGGCAAATCATTAAAATCAAAATACGATAAGATAAAATGGTTAGGAAAAAAGAGTTATTTAGAAGCATGGAAAAAGGGTGAAACAGGTTTTCCAGTTGTAGATGCTTGCATGACACAATTAAATAGAACGGGATATATGCATAATAGAGGTCGTCTCATTGTAGCAAGTTTTTTAATTAAGAACCTACAAATAGATTGGCGAGAAGGTGAAAAATACTTTGCTACCCAATTATTAGATTATGATCCACTTGTTAATAATGGAAACTGGCAATGGGTTTCAGGATCTGGTGCAGATAGTCAACAATATATACGAATATTTAATCCATGGACACAAAGTGTTAAATTTGACCCCGATGGAGAGTATATTAAGCATTGGTTACCAATATTTAAGAATATTCCAAAGAAGGATATACATAATTGGTCTACAACACATACGAAATATAAGATAAAATATCCGAAAATGATTGTTGATTATAAAAAATCAAGAGATATTACAATGAAAATGTATAAAAAGGGATTAGAATCAAAATAAATCATGAATTAAAAATAAAATATTAATATAATTATATGAATATACTAATTATATTACCGCATCAATTATTTGAAGACAAATATTTCAAGAAAATAGTGAAACCCGAAAAGATTATCATCTGGGAACACCCTCATTATTTCACACAATATAAATACAACAAGAAAAAGTTAATGTTACATAGAGCATCAATGCAGTATTATAAAGATTATCTAAAAAATAAAGGTTATACTGTTAAATATTGTGAGTACAAAGACAAACCAAATGTAAAAAAATCTGATAATACATTTATGTTTGATCCAATTGATAATTTAAAGAATAAAGTAAAAAATTTGATGGAATCCCCTAATTTTATAATGACAAAGGATCATTATGGAGAATATAGAAAGAAAACAGATAAATTTACATTCAATAATTTTTACATGTGGTGTAAAAAAAAGATTGATATTATACCAACAATTAAATCAAAAGATAAATTTAATAGACAACGAATGCCAAAAAATATAGATGTACCACAATTACCCCAAAATAAGAAAGATGAAGTATATATAAAAGAGGCAGCTAAATATGTAGATAAAAATTTTAAAAAAAATTACGGAAATACCGAAAATTTCATATACCCAATATCACATGAAAGTGCTAAGAGGTGGCAAATGGATTTTTTCAAGAAGAAATTAGAAAAATTTGGTCCATATCAGGATTTTATCTATAATAAAGAACCATATTTGTATCATTCTTGTTTATCAAGTAGTATAAATATCGGTTTATTGAATCCAACAGAGATATTAGAGTATTTGAAACCGCGTAAATCAGAATATAACATTAATAGTTATGAAGGATATATTCGTCAATTATTTTGGCGAGAATATCAGAGATATACTTATATTTATTGTGATTTTAATGTAAATTATTTTGGGAATCGTAAAAAATTAACAAAAAAATGGTATACAGGTGATTTAAAGATTGATCCAGTCGATGATTATATTAAAATAGGGTTCGATACAGGATATTTACACCATATAGTAAGATTAATGTTGATAGGTAATTTCATGAATTTGAGTGGTATAAGTCCAAAAGAGGGATTTAAATGGTTTATGGAGTTTTCAGTAGATTCATATGAGTGGGTAATGAAACAAAATGTACTTGATATGGTATTTTTCGTCACAGGAGGTAAAACAATGCGAAAACCTTATGCATCATCAAGTAATTATATATTGAAAATGTCAACATATAAAAAGGGTGAATGGTCTGATAAATGGAATGAATTATATCATAACTTTATGAAAAAAAATAAAGACAAATTATGGAAATTTAGATATCATTTTCCAGGATTAAAGAAATTATAATCTATTACGACAAACTTTCTTTTTTATAAACTACATGCTGTACTTAATTATTTCGAATTAAATGCAAAATATGTCGTGTTTCTTTACCACCACAAATGTAGATGGCAATGATCGATAAAAACCATTCTTCATTAAATTTACTTCTTTTAACGATGGTTACAAATGTGAAAAAACTTTGACAATCAAAAAGATTATCATCAGCAGCATATTGTAGTAAGTTACTGCATCGTGGTTTACACCGCATGAATGTATTGTATTCTACCAGTGTAATGTGATGAATCAGATATTTAACAATGTTTAAATGTATATTATTACCCCATCTTTGACATACAACGTCCATTGGTGTCATTCCACGATAACATATATTCATGATTTTAGCTCCGTTTCGGTGGAGCCATTTTACGATATCGATATGACCATTCTGACACGCAATGTACATTGGGGTTGCTCCTTTTTTGGTGCGTCCCATGACGTTTTCATGTGCTCCGTTTTGGTAGAGCCATTCGACAATATCGATATAACCATTCTGACACGCAATGTACATTGGGGTTTCCCCTTTGTCGCCCTGTCTCGCGACGTCTTCATGTGCACCGTTTTGGTAGAGCCATTTGACAATCTCGATATAACCATTCTGACACGCAATGTATAGAAGAGTTGTACCGTGGTTGGTTGGTCGCGTGACAGCACCGTGCGCGTGGAGCCATTTTACGATTGTGAAATTACCCTTGAAACACGCGATCCACATTGGAGTTGTTCCTTTGTTGGTTGGTCGCGTGACGTCCATGGCAGCACCGTTTGTGTGGAGCCATTGAACGATCTCGAGATGACCATAATAACACGCGATGAACATTGGAGTTTTTCCGAGGTTGGTTGGTCGCGTGACGTCCATGGCAGCACCGTGCGTGTGGAGCAATTGCACGAGTTTGAGATTACCATCCTTACACGCGGTATACAATAGAGTTTCTCCTTTGTTGTTTTGTTGCATGGTAGCACCTAAGTTGTTAATGAAAGTACTCTACTTAACTAAATAAATTAGGTATCATTTTTTTTAAAATCATCACATTGATAAAGATGCATTTAGTTATATACCAGATATTCGAAAATTAGGGATACAAGATATCACAGAAAAAGAATTTTATAAATTAATAGGATTTTCAGATAAAGATATTTCTATTATAAAAAAGAGTTAAATTATTCAGGACAAGCACCATCATCTTGTAGTGTTACTTGTGCATCATCTTGTAGTGTTACTTGTGCATCATTTTCACTTGTTTTCTTCAATATTTCTACTGCAATACGAAATTGATAAGACCTACCAATAATAATCTTTTCTTTATATTCAGATATTATTAATTTCATAATATCATCTATATCCTTATGGGATAATATAACATCTGGATGAATTAATGGAATAATTAAACCATTTACTCTTTTTACTTCATCTTTTTCAGAATTATTTCTTTTACTAAAATTAAAATAAGATGACAATGGATGTTTACCATTCATGCAATTCCAAACATGATAGCTTTTATGGACAGAAGTATAATTTAATTCAAAATTAACTAGAAAATTAAGTCTACTTATTTTGATTTCATATTCTGTAAATTCTGACTTGAATTTATTAACTAAATCTTTAATATCATCAAAACTCTGTTGATAAATTGTATTAACATAGCTATAAATATGATCAGAAAGTTCTAAAAATACCAAGTGACCGATATCATTTGGTATTTCACGCATTATACAAATACAATATACTGTTTTAATCAACTTCATCAGCATTTCTTCTGAATTAGGAAAGTATTCACCACCTTCATATGATTTACAATAATAATCAAAAATGTGATAAATGTTAATTAAATCTTTTTCAGGGATATATGAGTGTTGTAACATTTCATTTTTTAATCTTGAAAAACAGTAATCATATGTAAATATATCATTATTATCAGTAGGGGTATCCACACTATTATCTAGTGAATAAGATTCACTATTTTCCATGGAATTACCCATGGAATTACCCATGAAATTACCCATGAAATTACCCATTTTGTTACAAGTAAGACATTTTTTTTAGCTTAGTTTTATGTAAATTACTTGTAATTAATCCTTCATTTTTTATATATAAATCTTTATATAATAATTTATAATTCAATTTTCAATATTATTAAGAAAATTGAGAATTGTCCTTCTCTTCCATGTTCAAATTGTACTAAAAAAATAAAAGAAATAGGTATAAAAAAGATAGTTTATGTAGATAAATTAGGACAGATTCAGAAATGTTTATCCCAAAATTATTTTACTAATCCATATTTAAATATAAATACTATATATTTTGTGTATCATCTTTATAAAATTTTGATCAAAAAAATCTCATGAAGCATATGCCAAGAATTATTCTATTCATTATGCCTTGGACCAAGCTTTATTGTCGTGACATCCGCTTCCTCCACTCATCGACTTGCTTACTCCAATTCTGTAATCTTTCAAACTCAAGCGCTTCTTCATATCCTTCTCCAAATTCTATGGGTACGCATACACACTTCCATGAATGACACACTGTACATGAATCCGGGTTTGCATGGAATTTTGCATTTTTTTTTTGTTTGCGAGTTACTTCGCTTTTTAATCTGATTGCTTCTTCTTTCCACTCTTTTATTATTGATAAGTTTTCGATCATAGCGACGGTGGCTTGGGGTCTGTCGCCTAACATATTAAATATATTATCTGGAAGATCTTCCAGATCTTCCGGATTTTCCAGATTTTTTGTTTCTTCTTTTTGTTTCTTTAGAAGTTTATTTAACATCACATACAAACGATGTCTTTTTTTAGGATGAACCTGTAATATATATTCAATTAAGTATGATGAGATATTGTTGAGATCGGAAGGATAAATATCCCACTTAGTCAAAATTTTTTGAATGGGTTTTTCTATTTCTGACATCTTTAAGCTCATATTAGATATATACTATGATTAGTTACTTATACAGTATTACACGTATAATAATAAATCCATTTTGAGTATCATTTTTTATATAATAATTTATAATTCAATTTTCAATATTATTAAGAAAATTCGTATTTGTTGCAATAACATAAGTCCAATAATAGATTGGTATGATACTCCATCAATAGCTTTGCTTGTTGTCACTTGTGCGTAAAACTTCGTTTTATGTCAATCTTTATTTTAATCCATATGCTGCACTTAAATAGTTTCTACCTAATGGTGGAACAATCATTATTAATATAATTAATGATGTAATACAAGTAAATAAAAATTTATTATTTTTATTACTAATATTAAATAAAATATATAGTACTAAAAGTATTTGTAGTACCTGTAACATAAAAACCACATTCATTATAATATATAATAAAAATGAAAATATATATAAAATAAAAAATATAAAGTTATTAATGAATTATTTATATAACAAAAATAATGTCAAATAAGCAACATAAGATAATCAGTCGTTTGTTGGCGGAAGCCAAACTATCAAAACAAGCAACACGAGTAGCTGCGGCAATTTGCCGTGGTAGTAAAATTATTTCTATCAACGTTAATAACCATCGTAATAAATATGGGGATGAGATTCGTTGCGCTGGTCATGCAGAAATAGCAGCAATATATAATTTGTATCCGAGGGCTTTCAAACGTAGGGGAAAAGGGTCGTATGTTTTACGACCATAAATTCAGACGTAAAATGAAGAAATTGACAATTTATATTGCTAAGCATAGACATTCAACATTGATGTCTTGTCCTTCTCTTCCATGTTCAAATTGCACCAATAAAATAAAAGAAATAGGTATAAAAAAGATAGTTTATGTAGATAAATCAGGACAAATTCAGAAATGTTTATCCCAAAATTATTTTAGTGATTATGTATGTCCTGGATACAAAGAACTTGAAAGAAGAAATATAAAAGTTATATAAATTTATAGTTATAATATACAAATAATGTCACATTTAAAGTGTAATCTTGAATCAGATTTTTGTGTGGTGATAGTAATTATTTTTTTTGTAGCAATAATATGTATTTGTTGTTGGTTTTGCAATTTTATATATCCTTGTTGTAAATTGAATAAAAAATACAAAGAAACTCAAACAAATAAGTTAGAATACTAATATGGAAAATGCAAATTATTTATGTTCCTATATAGAACAGATAGTAAACTATAATTTTCAAAATGGTGTAATAATGACAATGGATAGAAATAAATTGCATAATAATTTAACTATACATTGTCTATGTGGTGTACTATTGTCTGATTTTGAATCAGATAGAATTAAAAAATCACACATAAAAAAATGTATTAATAATAAATTCAATGAATGTTATCAAAAAAATATAGCACTTAGACAAAATCAATTGTTAGAGCAGGCACGAATTGACATGGAGAATGGTCTATTTGACAATTAAAAATGATTTTAAATAATTTATAAAAATAATAACTAAACTTACTATTATATAAATAATAATGACTGACAAATGTGGTACAAATTTTACCTACGATAACGCATATGATAGTGATTATGAGACAGATGATGATTCTAAACAAAAAAGAAATAAATTTAATATTGTAAAAGTATTAAGCTATTACTTAAAAAAGATATTTAATCTAATATTAGCTATAATTTATATTACACTTGGGATTCTCCTCAGTTTATATAATAAATTCAAAAATAAGTATATCAATAAACAATACAAACCGGTAATAATAAGTATTGAAGGAAATATTGGATCAGGTAAGTCTACCTTGGTAAAACATTTAAGAAAAGTCAATGTAGATTGGATATTTTTAGATGAACCGGTTACAGAGTGGGAAAAAGTTAAAAATGACAAAGGTGAATCACTATTACAATTATTTTACAAAGATATGCCACGATGGTCTTATACATTTCAGAATTATGCTTATATTACACGGATGCGTAAGCTAATTGATATAACAAAGAAAAAATATAATAAACAAACCTATATTATTACAGAGAGATCTGTATATACAGATAGACATGTCTTTGCAGAAATGTTATTAAAAGATGGTAAAATGACTCAAATGGAGATGAATATGTATCTTAATTGGTTCAATTTATTACATGAATTTGCAACGATTGATCATGTTGTATATTTGAGAACAGATTCAAAAAAATGCCTAGAAAGGATAAATAAGAGGTCAAGAGTAGGTGAAAGTAATATTACAATTGATTATCTATTGAGTCTTGAATTACAACATGATAAATGGATAAATAATCATGAAAAATCTTTATTTTTAGATGGTAACACAGATCTAAATACAGATGAACCAGACCAATTTATTAAATTTGATAGTCAGATTAAGAAATATCTTAATAATATTTAAAATTATTTAAAATTATTTGAAGATTTGCAAAAAATTATAAAATGTTTTTTATTATATAGTAAAAAGTATATAAAATAATATATAATATATAATATAAATGGATAAAGTTATTACACCTATTGTAAAATCAGAAACTATGGAAAATACCGTAGTAGAATCAGCACCTGCAGAAGAAGCACCGCAAGTTGAAGAGAAAACAGCACCGGCAGAATCAGCACCGGCAGAATCAGCACCGCAAGTTGAAGAGAAAACAGCACCGGCAGAATCAGCAC